TATCTATGTTATATAAAGTTCTCTGTGCTGATGGAACTTGTTTGAATCGTTTATCATAGCTTCTAAATTTTATATTTTTAGTTTGATTGTCTTGAATATATGGAAAGCAAATCTGATTGTTAGATTCATAGATACCCATCTCATTAATTGTATTTTCAGATATGCCTCTTCCTTTAAACCAGTCTAAAAATTTATTGCTTGGGTTTTCTTTTGGAATTGTTTGTAATGGTTTTGTGTATTTTTTATAAGGTTGATTAAAATTAAACCCTCCACTCCATTCACAGTTATGACATTTCCAAACTGCCTTTTCAAAATCAATAGTAACACTTAAAGGAGTGTCATGTTGATTTTCTGGTTTTCTAATATTTTTGCATTGTGGGCATTTTGTTTTTTGATTTCCCTCTGCATAGCTTTTAAGATATATGCCTTGTTCATTTAAGTTTTTCATTTTTTTCCTAACCAGCTAAAGTGTTTTTGTTAGATACTTTTACTTTAACTATTTTATAGTTTATATAATATTCATCTCGCAACCATTTTACTGGGTTATGATAGAATTTAGTTACTTCCATTTTATAATTTTTTAAACAATTTAAAAGAAGTGTTTTGTCTTTTATTTTTTCCCATTGTTTATAAGTTAGTTTTTTATTCCATTTAAAATCTTCCTCTGGGTATAGTTTCCAAAAAGTTTCAAAAGAATCTGAATAATAGTTTTTGTTTATATTTATTTGATTGTTTAAAGTGATAGTATTGGGGGTTGATTTTGCCACCCCCTCCCCCTCTATTTTAGGGGGGGCTAATTTGATACCCCTAACGATTGTATATAAATTTGATGTTTGTTTATTGCCTTGAAATCTAAACTCAGATTTTATATACCCTTTTTCTACTAATTCATCTATACTTCTTTTGATCGTACTAGAATCACAGTTACATAATTCAGATAATTTCAACTTGCTTGGGTAACTTTGCCATTGCTCATTGGCATAATTTGCAATTACTAATAATACTAATTTTGAAGTAGGTCTTATATTCTTTGCATTTATGCAAAGTGCTAAAGCATCAAATGACATTTTTTTCTCCTGTTAGTTTAAGCATTAAAAACAGTCTATATTAGTAAAGTTAAAAAGTAAATATCCTTTTAAAGATAAAAAAAGAATGTAATAAAAACAATAACTTATAAATAAAAAATCAATAAAAACCAATAAAAGGTTTACTGTCGTGATTATTACTATATATCTAATAGTATAGAGGTATTATCCTCAAATAAGGGAAAGAAAAAAATGAAAACAAAAGAACACAAACAAGACATCAAATTTTATAGAAAAAAATGTGATGAATTACAAACACTCGTTATACAACTAATGAGAAATTCTATAACTACTTTTGACCCTCTTGAGGAATATTCAAAAGGGTATTACAAAATAGAAAAGGAACTCTACCATTATCCATATCTGGAGTGTACAAAAATTCCAAAACATAAAGACTAAATGGTCAAGGGGCAGAACCAAAATCTGCCCCATAATTTAACTAGCGAGAGAAAATGCAAACTAGGATAGTAAAGGATAAAAGGTAACATAATGAAAACATTTACTTACAAACTAACAATCACCTTCCATTTGAGACAAAAAAATGATGGGGTATATAATCCAACTAAAATCTATTATTCAAAGAATCCAGAATATATTACTGATTTACTATTAAGATTTAATTATAAAATAAGGAAAGATAGTTATTTTGGTGATATCGCAAAAGTTGAAATGACTTCTGAATATGTTTCTATATCAGATATTCAAAAATTTCAGAAAGAAAATGGTTGGGTAAACATTTCAAATATGAAAGCAAGTGCTGAAATTGTTGTATTTTATGAAATGCTTGATTATGGCAACAATAGTACAGCTTCTCAGTTTGTAAATAAAACTGCTCTTAAATATTCCAGAAAAGTTTTTTTTAAATTACACCAAAAAAATACAGTTAAAAGATTTTGGTACACAAAGTTTTTAGCTAAAAGATTACCTTCCAGTTTTAAGTGTCGCCTTGGACTTTTTGGAAAACATGATATTAAAGAACTCAGAGAGTGGGCAAAGAGTTTTGTTGATGCTGAAAATTTAAGAAAAGCAAATATTAAAAAAATAAGAGCAGAAATAAAAGCAAAAAGATTGGCTTCTGCAAACTAAATGGTTAAGGGTCAGTACCAAAAAAAAATCTGACCCAAATTAAAAGGAGAAAAAAATGGTAAATATACGACCAACAACTGCAACTAAAAAAATGCTTGAAGAAAAGTTTGATACTTTATTTAGTGAGCATCATTCATACACTCAACAACATATAGCAACTAAAGTTGATAATTCTATAAAATTAAATGCTTTAGAAATAGAAATGAAATTAATTTGTAAGTTTCTTAATTTAGATTTCAATGATGAAATTTTATTTCGCACAGAACAAATAGCTTGGGAGGACAAATAATGATTGATGCTTTAAATGATATTAAAAAATTAGAGGATATTGAGTTAGCCATTTCAGAATTATATCTTTGTCAAAATCGTAATGAAATGGACAGACAAAACGAAGAAACAACGAAATATGTTCACGATAAAATAAAAAAATTAATTATACAAAAAAAATTTCAAGTTGCGAGATTTGAAAAAACAATGGAGGAATAAATGAAAAAAAAAATAGGAGCAAATAACATTATAACTTTTATCGTTGAAGATAATGATAAGATTCCAAGTTTAAAAGAAGCATATAAATTAATTGATACAGATATTTTGCAAGTTGTAAATCTTAATAATGGAGATTGTTTTCTTGTTTGTGAAGAAGGCAAACTAAGAAATAGACCAATTAATAGATATGCTACCGAAATGTGGGAAAAATCGTTTTCATCAGATAATAACGAACTTCAGTTTTATGATGTTATGGTAGGTCATGCCATTTATATACCAGAGCATTTAAGAGGAGAGCATTGGTAATTATTTGTCATAGATTTTGTGGTATGTTTTCTTAAGGAATGTTTTGATAAATGTTTTAATCCATTTCTTAAGATAGTACCTTACTATTCTCATCACTAAAAGAATTGGTGACGATAATACGTCAAATACCAATAATCCAAAATCAACTATACCATCTATAACATTATCAGCATTCGTAAATTTTTCTTTTATTTTTTTTAACATTATCCTATCCAGTACACTAAATTCATATATGTAAAACCATCAAATAAAATTTCTAGTATATGTAAAGAAATTTCTAGCAATAATAAAATTATTATTATCTTATTTGGGTTTGTCATTGTTGTTCTTAGCAAAACCAAAATACGCACCCACTAACGCACTCAATGAGCCATAAATCATCATTAAAATGCTATCTGCCTTTGCAAATCTTTCTGGATCAATAAGAACTGCAATCGTAGAAATAAACATCATTACCAAAGCAGACCATGCCATGTATCTTCTGTTTTTTTGATAGACTGTTTTATTTATCATCTTCTTTTTTTTCGTAATATTCTAAAACTCTATCTGGTAATTCTACACTTTTTTTTGTTGAATGCCAACAGACAACGGGAGATTTATATTTTAGTTTTGATTCTCGCGGCCATCTTCGCCATTTAAACTTCCTCATTTATAGACAAAAAAATACCCAAATATTCCTATGCCACTTAAAAATGTCATTCCTAAAATCACTAAAATCATTTTAATAATTTCTTCTTGTTCTTTTTGTTTTTTTATTTGTGCTTGTCGCCTTTCTTTCCTTAATCTGGCTTGGATAGCTAACAAAGAATTGTAAGAATCTAGACCAAAAGTTGCTATTAACCAGTTTCTTAACTCATTTTCCATGGCTTTCATTTTTCGCATAGCGGCAAAAGTTTCTAAAGATTCTTCTTCAATACTGCCAAATGTTCTTTTTTTCTTTTGTTTATGTAATGATTTTAAATCATCAACAGAGTGCATAAATCTGCCAACATCTTTAATCATTGATTCAGCATCTCTGCCTAACTCAAATCCTTTTTTTAAAGTTGAAAATGCAGTTGTAGCCACTCCTAAAATAGAAATTGGATCAAGCATATTAAATGCCTTTTATTTGTAAATCCTGTATAGAATCTGATTTTTGCCCTCTGGCAGTATTAATATACTAGAATATCTCTTGTATTTCAAGTGGAGGGTCGTAGGTCATAAGTATTTTCTTTTTTAAACCATAAAGAGTAGTTTTTGTAATTTTGCTTTTACAGTCTTCTAATATTACTTTTTTAAATTTGTTATCGTAATACATAAAATCGCCAATATACTTTCCAATATTTTTGCCATTTACCATTAAGGGAATTATGGGTTGGCACTCAAGGTCTTTTATTTCACCTTCTTTTTGCAATAATTTCAACTCACCATACCTTCTAGCTTCAAGCTTAGAATGAAAAATTATGCCATCAACCTCAGTTGGAATATTTTTGTATTTTCTGTAAGAAGTCATTTGCTGTTACCTCACCTCTAGTAATGTTATTAATTTGATTTAAATAGTTTGATCGTGGAAATCTATCTGAATATATCCACTTTAACACATTGCTATATGGAATGTTATTTCTAAGAGCAAAATTCTTTGCAGATATTTTTTCTTGTTTAAGCCAATCATATAATGTCATGCCATACCTTATCATAGAGAAATAAAAATAAAAATAAAAAAAAGTTTACATTGTCTTTTAAAGGGTTTAAATTAATATAATAAAAAACCCAATGAGGTAATATGACTAAAATAGAAAACTATATACAATATTTTTCTGCATCAACAATAAATCTATTTGTTCGTGATAAATCAAAATTTATTTTAAAGGTTGCTGGGTATGATGACTTCAATGGTAATCCTTCAACACTACGAGGGAATGCAGTTGAGAATCAATTATTATCAGTTCCTTTTTATAAAGATAAAAATATCCAAGAGCATATAGATGATGCTTTAGCATTTTATAGTTCTGAGTTACTAGGTCTTAATCAAAAATTTGATGAGAAAAAAATTGAAAAAGAAAGAGCAGATATTCCACATTATGTAATGTCTGGATTTCCAACTTATTATAATATTGAAGATGAACCTATTAAAACTCAATCAAAGATTGAATTGAAAATAGATCAATTAAGTTTACCTTTGATAGGTTATATAGATTTAGAATGCGAAAATAGCATTAGAGATTTAAAAACCACAAGAGCAATACCATCTGCTCTTCCTCATTCGGTTGCTAGACAATTAGCAATATATTCTACTGCAACTAATAAAGATGCTTGGGTTGACTATGTATCAAAAAAACATTGCACCACCTATCGTGTTGGTAACATTCAAAACACAATGGAAGAAGTTATTGCTATCTGTCAAGGCATTGAGAAGTTTCTATCTATATCTGATGATATCAAAGAGATTGCTTCAATGCACTATCCAAACTTGGACTCATGGGAGTGGGGTCAAGATGATATTAACAATGCAAAAAAACTATGGAGTATAAAATGATATATACAAATGCTGAAGGTAACAACTTTATAAAATATTCTAGCGATGAAACTGATAAAATTTTAATTGCTTTATCACAATCACAACAAGATTTTTTACCTCTAAAAAAATCTGGACATAATCCTCATTATAAAAGCAAATATTCCACACTATCAGATATTTTTGAATCGTGTATGCCCAGTTTAAAAAAACGCAATTTATCTATTCATTCTTGTTTGTGTAGAATTAACACTAAAAATTTTTTCGTACAAACGATTATACACACCGAGAGTGGACAGTTTTTAAGTTCTAGTGCAGATATGGGTACTTATGAAGCTATACAAACTGTGGGTAGCAAAATAACCTATTTAAGAAGGTATCTGCTTCAACCTATGTTAAATCTTGAAGGTGATATAGAAACTGATGATGATGGAAATGCTGGTCAAAAAGCTGATAAACCGAATGTTAATCATTTAATATATATTGATTTTAAAGGTAATGAAGTTCACCCTACTGATATTGTTCTTTGGTCTAAAGAGTTGAGAGGTCTCGTAGATTATATACAAAAGAATAATGGAAGAGGAACACCAAGACTTCGTAAATATGCAGAATGTTTTAGTTTTGCAGAGCAATTATTAAAGAAAGAACCAAATGAAATCATTCAACAAAATATTAACTTAGCAAGGGAGATACTCAATGACTAAATTATCACAACCAACTTTAAATTTTTTAAACTTTCATAGGAACAACCCAAAGGTCTATAATTTATTTAAGAAATTTACAAAAGATGCTATAAAAAAAGGACATAAACATTTATCTGCTGAAATGATTATAAATCGTATTAGGTGGGAAACTAATGTAGAAAGTAATGAAGAATATAAGATCAATAATTACTATAAACCTTATTATGCCAGAATGTTTATGCATAAAAGTCCTCCTAAATATTCTGATTTTTTTAGACTTAGAAAAAGTTATGCAGATGAACTAGATTTTTCAACAATAGAAATGGAGTAATAATATGGCTTATGATGAAACAAACAAAGGTGCTATGTGGAATACACAAGTACAAAAGATATTTAAACAAGGAAACATAAATATTAATGGAGATTCAAAACATTGTATTATTTCTTTAAGAAAAAATAAAGATGGTAAAGATGTTTATGAACTTTACTCTAAAATGGGATTTATAAATATTAATACCAATAAATCAAAAGAAACCTCTCCAGATGTATTAGGCAACTTTGATTATAATACATTTAAATTTATGTTTTCTGGTTGGAAACAAGAAAAAGATGGTAATAAATATTTAAGTGTAAAAGTTCAGTTTGATAAAGAACAATCAGAAAAAGGGTTAAGTGAGTTTGAAAAGAAAACTGAAGATAAGGAGTTAGATGATGACATACCATTTTAGATATGACTAAAAGATATACAAATACTAAGCACCTTAACTGGATACACACTAATTTTTGCATCTGCGACAATCATGAGTGCCACCCTCCAATTCAAGCACATCACTTATTAAAACCTTGGAATGGAATCAAGGGTATGGGGAGAAAAGCAAATGATAAAAATTTAGTTCCTCTTTGCTTATATCACCATACTGAATTGCACAGAATGGGTAGTGAAGAAAAGTTTTCTTTAAAGTATTTTGGAACAAACGAACAAATTAAATCGTATGCACAACATTTTTGGTTAAGGAGTCCACATTATGAACAAGACAAATAGAATTATGAAAGGCACATATTCTGATTATAAGCTTATTAAAACAAGAGGTGTAATATCTGTATCAGTAGAGTTTCCAATA